AGATCCTGATGCACTCGGCAAAACACTCAGTATTGCTAACGAGCTAAGAGCCTATAAGAATAATGTAAAAGTTCTAAAGCTAAAAGACGATCTAAAATATCGTAATGAAGAAGATATAAATAATCTAAATAAACTCATAGGAGATTGATAATGGAGTTATCATTAATAAGAAGCCTAATGGACAAAAGCTTTTATGACGAACATAAGGGTTCAAAGTGTCCTACTAGACTTTTTAGCAAAGACGTACAGAAGATAAAGAGAACAATAGATAATGCTATGGAGTCCTACAATAGAACAGTCACCCCAGAAGAGATAGAAGCATTGTTCTTTGCACAAAATCCATCAATCACAACTGCACAGAAGACTGCTTATAGTGGTTTGTTTGCATCTGTCAAAAGAGAACAACCTATGGGTAAGGATATCTCACAAGAGATACTATCCAAGTTATTCAGACAAGTTGTTGGAGAAGATGTAGCTAACCTAGGCTTTGAGTATGTCAATGGCACGAAGACATCACTAGAGCCTCTAAGAAATATACTAGAGAACTATGGAGATGACTTTACACCAAACCTAAACATAGAATGGGATGACATAAGTCTTGAAGGTTTACTTACCAAGAATGACTTAGAGACAAAGTGGTCGTTCAACATACCTACACTCGTATCTAAACTAGAGGGAGTGAATGGTGGGCATCTCATAGAAGTGGGTGCTAGACCTAATACTGGAAAGACTTCCTTTCACGC